TTGTCTTTAATAAATTATTTTTTAAAATATGTATTACTTTTTGTATTGCCCGTACAGTTACCCATAATCCTTTTACCGCTTTTACAATAAATAACTCAATATCTTTAATTATATCAGTATCATATAATTCTATTGCTATATTTGTAGTTTTTGTAATATTCATTAGCATTTCTGCAGCTTTAATTATATCATTTTTTGTTTTACAAACTTTTATTTTTTTTTTTGTTATTAACTTTGTTTTTAATGTTGTAGTATTAGCTATTTGTTTTAATAGTAGTGACATTTTTTTTATTTCTAATAAATTTAACTCATTAGCTATTTCTTCAGTAATTGTCATAACAATTTTTATTGCATTTGTTATAATCAATAAAATATCTTTATATTCTTTTTGATTTTTTTTTATTTTCCAAGTAGCAAGTGCATACTCTCCAATCATAGCTACTGTTTCTATTATTCTTAATTTTAATATAAATTTTGCTAAATAAGACTGTTTTTCAAAATATGATGCTTTTAATATTAAATTTTTTTTATCAAAGTATTCTTTAATATTTTTTTTAGTTTTCATTGCATCTAGTACCATATTTATTAATATTACTACATAATTTGCAGAAGAATCTATATTTATTATATTTTCATTAGCTTCGAGTGTTGTATTTATTACATTTTCACATACTTCATTTAAGTTATTAAATTCTAATTCAGATATATTTTTTATTTTTTGTCTTAGATCAACACTACTTTTTAATGTACTTTTTGATATACAATCAGTAGTTATAATTGCTTTTTTAGTAGCTACAATTATATTGATTATTTCTAATTCAATAATATTCGGTTGATTTATATTTATTTTATTCAAATCAAGATATTCTTGATAATTTTTGTTTTTTAAAGAATTAAGAGTTTTGTTTATATAGATAATAGTGTTATTTAGATACTCAATACTCATTAAATATAAATAAATTAATAAATATTTATTAAAATATTTAATTTCAATTTTTTATATCACTGTAAAAAGTAATATTATCAAATCCTATTCATATAAATTTATGTCCAAGTTATTCTTAGATAACTTAATAAAAAACTATGTTTCAGCTATTTCTCAATCTCATTAAGTTACAATACTTGTAATATAGTTATCATAAATAGAAATAATGGAAGGTTACTTTTATGAAAATTATACGGAATAATATACAGATGTAATATCTAATGAAGCCATTAATTTATAATTTTAAATATTTTAATAATTTTTCTGCACCACGTACAACATCAGCAATTACACCTTGAGTTTCAGGTGTTTTAGATTGTGTTTTAAATGACGATGTTTCAGATGGTGTTTCAGATGGTGTTTCAGATGGTGTTTCAGATGGTGTTTCAGATGGTGTTTCAGATGGTGTTTCAGATGGTGTTTCAGATGGTGTTTCAGATGGTATTTCAGATGATGATGTTTCAGATAATAGTATATTAGATGATGGTATTTTAGATGATGATGTTTCAGATAATACTGGTGGTATTTCAGCTGATACATACGATGGATACGCTCCTGTTTTAGTTAATGGTAAAATTCTTGGTAATGATACCAGTTGTTTTTCTTGTACTTCAGAAGTTTCATTAGAACTACCACCAAATTGTGTTACATTTAATTGTTCAATAACTTTATCAGTTACTCTGGAAGCTTGACTATTAACATGGTTAGCTAGTTTTTTAGCTCTTAATTCAAATAACTTTTTACTTAATTTTTTAATTAATTTATTAAGTTTATTAATTTTTAAATCTAACGTATGTTGATTTTCAATATTTGAAGTACTATCATAATCTTCATTTAAATTATAATTATAATCTGAATCTGAATTTAAATATGAATCTGAATCATCATCTGAATCATCATAATCTGAATTATTTTTTTTATTTCTTGGCGATTTATTTCTATTTTGCTTTCCTTGCGATTTATTTCCTGGTGATTTATTTCCTGGTGATTTATTTCTTGGCGATTTATTTCTTGGCGATTTATTTCTTGGCGATTTATTTACCATTTTCATTTTTTGTCCAAGTTTACTTTTTCCTTTACCACCAATTAATTCTATTAAAGAAGAATCTAAAAATATAGAATCATTAAATTCATTAGTTTTTTTATAGTCTTTTAAAATTTCATCGTAAGATGTATTTTTTAAATCTAAATTATTCATTTATATATATAAACTTAGAAATTTTCTAAATTAAAATATATGGAAAATAAATTTTGGGAAATAATTAAAAAATCTGGTAAAAATTGTAATAATATAAATTATATAAGACACAACATTAAAAAAACTAATCCAGAATTAATTAATGACATAGATAAAATTTTTAATAAATATCATTCTTTAATTTGGTCAAAAATGGAAGTAATATTAAGTGATTATTATAATAAAAATTCATCAGGTTTTACTAATTTTGTATTTTATTTACTTTCAAAAGGACCGACAAAATTAAATAAATTTTTAAATTCAGAATACACTGATAATTATTTTAAAGATATGTCAAAATTTAATGTTGAATATAAAATTAAAAATAAATTATTATCTAAACTATCTAACTATCAAAAAATAGAAATATTTGAAACAAATAATTTTGGTAATATGTTAGTTATTGACAATGATGTTCAATTAACTGAAGCTGATGAAAAAAATTATCACGAAATGATAGTTCATGTTCCATTAAATTATTTTAATAATAATCCAATAAATGTTCTAATTATTGGAGGTGGAGATGGTGGTACTTTAAGAGAAGTTCTCAAACATCATAATGTTAAAAAAGTATTTATGATTGAAATTGATGAAGAAGTTATTAATGCATCAAAAAAATATTTACCAAAATTATCAAATGGTGCATTCAATCATCCAAAAACTAATTTAATTATAAAAGATGGATTTGAGTTTGTTCAAAATTATAATGGAGAAAAATTTGATATTGCAATTATTGATTCAACCGATTTTAATCAATCATTTACTTTACATACACCTACATTTTATCAAAATTTAAAAAAAATATTAAATAGTAGTCATTTAATTTGTTTTAATGGTGACAATATAAATTGGAATGAACAAAATATAGTTAGTATGGTTACAGAAATGAGAAAAATATTTAAGTATACTTCACCTTTTACAGTTTATACACCTACTTTTGCAGGAGGATTTTATAGTTTTTGTTTATGTAGTGATACAATTCAACCAATAAATTTTATAATTGATTGGCCCATTTTTGAAAATAAAAAATTAGATTTAGAATATTATAGTCAAAAAATACATATTTCTTCTTTTACTTTACCAAAAAAATTAGATGATAAACTTGCTATTAAATCAACAAAATTAAATGGTGTTCATTATATTTTAAATATTTATGATTTACCATTTGATTTATTAGATAATGTTAAAATAATAGATGATATATTTACTAAAGCAATTAATATAGCATCAATGAAATTATTAAATAAAAAAATACATAAATTTGAACCACAGGGAATAACAGGAATATATTTATTATCTACTTCTCATTCAAGTTTTCATACATATCCTGAACAAGAATGTATTTATATTGATTTATTTTCATGTAATAATAATGAGAAAACCGAAGAAGCTATTAATTTCATAATTAGTAGATTTAATAGTACTAATTATCAATTAAATAAAATTTATAGATAAATATATTATAATTAAATAATTAATTCATCAAAATTATCATTACCATAATATGTCTTAAAAAATGGTGTATCTGTTAGTGAACTAGATAATAAAGCATTTTTTATAATATCTCCAAAGTTTTCAATAAATATTACTTTAAATTTATCATCAAGTAAAGAAGGATTTCTATTTATAATTTTAGTTAAATCATAGTTATTTTCTTTTGGTACTAAAGCAACAATACAACCTGCTTTTTTTGCACCTTCTAGTTTTTCTTCTAATCCTCCAATTGCTGAAATACGACCTTGTAAATTAATTTCACCTGTCATCGCAACATTATTTTGAATTTTACGATGAGTTAAAAGCGAATAAATAGCTAGTGTTAATGCACCGCCTGCAGAAGGTCCATCTTTAGGTGTTGCACCATCCGGACAGTGAATGTGAAAACCCATAGGTTTGTTTTTCCACATTTCCATAAATTTTTCTTTTGAGTCTTCTGGTAGATAGTTCCAAGCAACAGAAGTTGCAACATCAGTACTTTCTTTAATTACTTTTTCAAGATTACCTGTTGCTTTAACTTGCATTGCTTGTGGTGCAGGTACCCAAACTACTTCAATAGGTAATACACCACCAATTCCAAGATGATTTGCCCATAAACCATTTACAATACCGCATTTTGGTTTATTATTAATTTTATCTGGTTCAATTTCACGTTTATTCTTAAAAATAGTTTTAATATCTTTAGCTTCAACCGTAAATGGAAATTTTACTTCTCTATCATTTATTGTAGTATGAATTAAGTTACAAATATTTAATTCTCTTACTATATTATAAAGCAAAGACTTTAGATCACGAATACCTCCTTCGTGTGTATATTTATTTATAATTTCTCTTAATATATCATCACTAAAGATTACCGAATTTTCATTAAAACACATTTCTTTAAACATGGCAGGTAATAGGTAATTTTTACAAATGTGAATCTTTTGAGAAATTAAAAGATATTTAGTTTCAACGCAAGTGATACGATCCATTAAAATATGATTTACTTTACTTGGATCATTAAATGAAAAAATGAACGTTGCCTTTGATAAATCAATATCTATTCCATGAAAATATTTATCTCTGAAATGATTATTTTGTACAGGATCAGTTAAATGTATTAGAATATTAGTAATTTCATCACCTCTTGATGTCTTGGAAATTTTATCTAATTCATCAAAATAAATTACAGGATCTATACATTTAGCTGTCATTAATCCATTTACAATTCGACCATATATAGAACCTTCGTAAGTATAACTATGACCTTCTAAAAATGATGCATCAGAAGCACCACCTAGTGAAATAAAAATGAAAGGTTTATTCATTGCTACAGCAATACCTTCTTTAATAAGTGAAGTATTATGTGTTACTGTAAAATCACCAAGTAAAAATCTATTATTCCCATCTAATGTAAAACCATAATAATCTCCTTTTCCTTTATGTATAACTTCAAATCTATATACTAAACTATCTTTAGTTTTATTATTTTCTTTACAATATTTTTTTAGATATAATGATGGAATTTCTTCTAATTTATTTCCATAAATTTCAATTCTATAATAATCTTCTAATTTATTTTCTTTATCATTTTTAAAAGATTTAATTATTTTATATTGATATGCTATAAACCCTAATGATCTTACTAGATATAAAATATCATCTGATAATGTTTTACTTTTTTGTATAATTTCAAAATGTGTCATTCTTTCATTATAATATCCATTACTATCAATAAGACCGGCTAATAGTTTTAATCTTGTTTCTCTATCATTAACTTTATAATCATAAGGAATAAATTGATTTATAATCAACGAAGATTCTGTATCTTGACATCCTAAAAAAAGACCAAGTGAATATGCATCATCACTTACTTCTTTCTTGGGAAATTCAACACCTGTTTTATATCCTCTTAATTTATTTTTAATATAATTTGGTAATTTTAAATAATCTTTAACAGTTATTTCAATGATTTTATCTTCTTCATTATTTGTTAAGCTTTCTAACTGTTTTGAAGCATCTTCAAAAGTAGTAAAATATTTATAACTCATTTTAAGATTTGTTTTATCAAAGTATTCTAATTTAAAATTATTATATTTTATTTTTTTAATAAAATTTAATCTATATGATTTTAAACATAAAATATGTTCTGAATTTACAGTATATGATTCGCCTTTATTAGATTTAATTTCATACATTTCATCTATACCTTCACCTAAAGATAAAACAATTCTTGGTTTAGAGTCATCACCCATTACCACATCATAAACCCGAATATCTTGAACATTTTTATATTTACCATCATACATTAAAATTTGCGTATCTTTTGCAAAACATTTACCATTACCAGGAGGTCCCCATAAACCTAATATATTACCTTTTGCTTTTGGATTACGAATTTGTTGACCCATCATTTGAATAATTTGTCTTTTTGCATCATCGTGACTATAAGCAGCTTTATCCATTGACTTTTGTAAATCATTTAAAAATTTTTTTACTTTTTCTGGTTTAATAGAATTAAGATTAATACCTTTATATTTTCCAATTGGAATTTTTATTACACTTTCAACCCACTGGTTAAGTTTTGAATTATCAGAACGAGATGTAGCAACAGTTAAGTAGTTTTTAAGAATATGATTTTTTTGTGATATTGGTAAATCTAATTCCATAATTTGAAAAATTATTGGTTTATCATTATTTTCATAATTATTTATTTCTTTTAATTTATTTAAAGTATTTTTACGCTCTTTATTATTCATTGAAGTAAAATATTTAACTGTTTCATTTTCTAAATCATGAGGAGACCCTTTTCCTCGATAAAGTTGTTTGATAAATTCTTTTCCCAGTTTTGTAGTAACTTTATTATGAAAATTATATTCTTCTTCATCATATTCTCTATATTCTTCATCATCGTCTCCATCTTCTTCCTCGTCGTCTTCCTTATCTTCTTCCTCATCGTCGTCTTCCTTATCTTCTTCCTCATCGTCGTCTTCCTTATCTTTTCCTCCATCTTTTTCTGCTTCTTTTTTATTTTTTTTATTTTTTTTATCTTTTTTATCTTTTTTATCTGGTTCTTCTTGATCAACAATATTTTTCTTTAAACGTTTACAAGATGGTATTTTTTTTAATTCATTTTCTATTTTTGTTCGTTTATTTTTTATATAATCTAATATATTAAAATGTCTACCTGCTTTATCATTTATTTTACGAATATCAACTATTTCTTTAATATAAATACTTAATAATGAAATAAAAAGAACTTTAGAAATATCATCTAATTCATTATTTAGCTCTGAATTTTCAATACCTACTTTTAATGATGTCATAGTATATTCTAAATCATTTAAAAGTTTAGAATTTTCACGTGTAGATAATTTTTTATCTTTAAATGTATTCTCTAATTTTTTTAGAGATAAAATTTGTAAATCAAAAATGATATCTTCTTGTTTAACTACTTCTTTATTGTGTTTACGCTTTTTATTTATAAAAGTAAGTAAGTCATTAATATCAGGATTATTAGAAATCATTATATACGACTATAAAAAATTACGTCTATAAATAATAATTTATTTAATTTCTATTTAAAGTATAAATATAAGATTATACTTTAAATCTAAATTATATTATATGTCAAGAGCTTTAATTATTGCTTGTCAATATAAAAAATTCCCAAATAATGAATTGTTTGGATGTTTTAATGACGCAGATGCATTTATTATAAGATTAAAAAAAATAGATCCATTTATTAAAATAACTTACTTGAGAGATAATTTACCAGAAAACAATCCTTTATTTCCTAACGTGGAAAATATTATTAGAGAATTATTAAATTTATCTAAATATCCTGAAAAAAAACTATATTTTCATTATTCAGGTCATGGAACAACCATAATAGATAATAATAATGATGAAAATACTATATTAAAAACAACTAATGGTAATAAAATTAGTGAACTAAATGGAATAAATGGAGACAGTTGTATGGTATGTTATTCTCGTGGAAATATTACTTTAATAAATGATGATATATTTTATTTTTTACTTTCCGATTTAAGAGCAGATCAAACATTACTTGCTTTTTCTGATAGTTGTAATTCAGGTACATTATTTGATTTATGTAATATAAATGTTGGTAATTATACAGAACAATTTTTAACTAATGATATATCAAAATTATTATTAGATATTAATAATAAGTGTACAATTATTAATTCTTATTATCCTAATAAAACTAAAATAAAAGCAAATATTCTTTTAATTTCTGGTACACGTGATAAAGATTTTGCATATGAAACATATATAAATAAAAATTCTAGTGGTATTTTTACCCATAACTTGTGTAAAATTTTAGATTATGGTGTTAAAAATATGACATTAAGAACTTTTTATTATTTATTAATGTCTTCAATTAATAGAAATAACCAAATACCTGTATTAACTTTTTCTCAAAATTTAAATATTGATAATTATAAAATGTCATTACTTGAGTATAAAAATTTAACTCCTCCACTATTAAGATTAACACCAGTTAGTAGAGCATATTTTATAGGAAAAAGTAATATTAGAAGACATTATAAAAAATAAACAAATATTATTTTTTCTCTCTATCTATAATAGTTTAAATTAATATGGGTATAGAAAGATTTTTTTCAGCTATCAATAAAAATTTTGATATTGTATCAGTAATGAGTAATATAAAAAAATTAAAAACAGATGTATTTTTTATTGATTTTAATTCTATAATTCATTATGTTTCATCTAAATATATAAAGGACACTTATGATGAGAATAGTCTTATATTACGTGTTAAAAATTATGTAGATGATTTACTTGAAAATGTAGAATGTAATTTAGTTTATATTGCTTTAGATGGTGTACCTTCTATTTCAAAAATATTAGAACAAAAAAAAAGAAGTTTTATAGGTGATTTAATTGAAGAATTAGTTAAAAAACAAACATTATCGTTTAATTTTAATAAAAGTTTAATTAAACCAGGAACTAAATTTATGAGGAAAATATCAGAATATTTAAATAAGGAAAAATTTATAACAAGAACTATTATCTCTGATACAGATGATACAGGAGAAGGTGAATTTAAAATTATTGATTACATTTATAAAAATAAAACCAAAGATTTTGTTATTTATAGTCCAGATGCAGATTTAATAGTTTTAACTATGATTGCTTGGTCTAATAATACCGAATCTAAAATAAAAATTCTTAGATTTGACCAAAATACAGAAATTTTAAATGTTATTCACATAAATACTCTTATTAATTATTTAATTTTTTATTTTGAAGAAAGAGTTAAAAATAAAATAGAAATAGATAAATATATAAAAGATATATCTTTTATTTTTACTATTTTTGGTAATGATTTTATTCCACGAATTAATGAAATAAATGTTTCAATGGATTTATATTTATTATTAGATGCGTATATAATTAATTATGTTGATAATGGATATATTTTAGATGATTCAAATAAAATAATACCCAAAAGCTTTTATAATTTAATTAGTTTTTTAAATAATTTTTCAAATATTTTAAAACAGAGAACATATATGCAAAATAAATATTCTAATTTTAATTATGCTACAATGATTAATTTATATCTAGATATTAAAAATAAAAAACCTAATCAATTTTTTAAATTTTATCTTGATTTTATTGATAACTTTGATTTTAATAATAAATATGGTAAATTACAATATTATGTATTAGATGATAAAGAACTTTTAAAATTACCTACGTTCACTTATAAAAATAATTTTAACAAATCGTATATTGAAGAAACCCCAAAACATTATCAAAAAATGTTACCTATTGAATATTCGTCAAAAAGTAAAAAACATTTAATTGCAATGAAAGATTTATCACCAAGAGATAAAGAATTATATTTAATAAATAATAAACTTGATGATTATTATGATTTATTTATGTCAAATGATAAAGTAAATTTAAATAAAAAAGAAATGGTTAATGAATATTTAAAAGGTCTTTCTTGGTTAACTAATTATTATTTTAATTCTAAAGCTGATGAAACATGGTTTTATAAATTTCATTCTGCACCATCGATTACTGATATATATAATTATTTTAATCATTCAATATTAAATTATAAATTTAATGATGTTATTTTAGGTATATCACCAATAGAACAATCTTTATATATTACACCTATAAAACACAATACTATTGATTCTTTTATTGAAACATTAGATACATCTTATTTTAATGATAAAATAAATCCTAAAACAATTAAAAAATTTATTGAATCAAATATGAATTTATTTTATAACTTGGATGAATTATATTCTACAATTAAATCCAAAAGTTTAAAAAAAAATTTAATGAATTGTTCATCTAATATTTTTATGTCAAAATGTCATTATTATATTTTAGATCATATACAACCAATTAATAAATTTAAATTTAAATAAAAGATTATTAAAATAATTTTTTATTTAGTTCTCTTTTTTTTTAAACAATTACAAGAAAATAGTATGTATCTAATTCTTATAATTTATACCAATTGTACTGAGTCTTGTGCTGGTTTCCATGCCAATTCCATCTTATTTACAGCATCAGAATACTTCTCATTAGCTACATCACTCATGTATATTGCTGTTTCATATTCTTCAGATGCTTTTTTTTCTTTTTCTTTTGCTTCAGAAAAAATCTTTTCTGCTACTTTTTCATTATAGAACATAGACATTAATGTTTCTGCCAACGTTGTTATATCCATTGACTCATTCGCGTCATGAATAGCATGATACATATCCTGACCCGCATCCATAGCATTATTTTGTGCTTCTTCTTGTGCTTTTTTCATTTCAACAAATTTCAAATGGGATTCTTTAACCATTATTTCTGCTTTTGACTTTTCTTCTTTAGCCAATGCCATTGTTTTGATGCACTGCGCAAAGTATAGCACTTCGGGAGTAATCGTATCCATCTTGAATTTGGTTTTTGGTTTATCTTATAAGTAAAATTAAATAAATATTAAATTTTCAATTTTTATTAATTATTTCTAAAGTATAATAACTTTTTACATAAAAGCAATTACATAAATAAATAACCACATACTACAATTCTAATGCTTTATACACTTTATTAAATGAGTTTATCTCTGACTGTACTACAGATTTTATATTATTTCTAGCCTTACTTTTGCGATGCAATGCACTTTTTTGTTATCATATTTGACATCTCCTCCATTTTTTTAGCATTTATCACGAGTCTTATGTACTTTTTTATGTTATTTCTAGTCTTCTGTACCTCATCAAATGCTTTTTTTTCCTCCATTTCTGCCTTATTCAATACGTCGAATACTTTATTTTTATCATCCGGCTTTGCCATCTTCAACTCTTTACGTGCATTATTTGTAAGTATCTTCTTCGCACTTAAATTATAACTCGCTTGTTTTTCAGCTTCCTTCGCACGCTCAAGAGTTTCGTTCATTAACTGTGAATTCTTAGCATATTGCTTTGATATTGTAACTGCTTTATTGCACTTTGCTGCTATCTTATTTGCCATATTTACCATTTTTGTAGCATTTCTTAGCTCTCTTCGTAGCTTTTTTGTCTTTGCTTCCTTCTTCTTCATATTAAGCCGTGCTTCTTTTTCATCTAACTGTGCATTATTCAACACTTGATATGCTTTATTTGTCTTCACCCTCATTGTCTTCTCTAAAATATCCCGCTCTTTTGCTATTGTCTTTTGTAACGCAGCATATTGGTTCTCTATTTCTCTTTTCCTATCATTTGTGTTTGTAAAATTTTGGTTAGCATTCTTTATAATTGGCTCCATCAGCCGTTGTATCACCTTCTCTTTTTCATTATCTAGTGCACCTTTTTCCTCCGACTCAGCCTTCTTCCACGCTTCGTATGCTGCTATTGCCTTTACCGACTTATCGTACACAATAGTATTTGCTTGTATTTCTTCTTGTTGTGCCTTTATGATAGCAATTCGCATAGCATTATCATTCATATTTTCCGCAAATTTAGTAGGATTTTTTTTTAAATTATCTTGACGTACTACACCAGGAGATAACTTAGAGAATACATTAAATCTAACACCGCCATATTGTTTTAATTCTAAATATTTATTTTTGTATTTTAAATATTTTATATAATATTCATCCATTATATAATTATATAAAATAATTAAATATTTTTTAATTATTTTATTAATTCTAAATAAATTACAAATAATTGCTAGTTGGATCAAAGGTGTCTAT